TCATAGAGCTTTCACTTCAGGATCGGTTTCGCGCAGTACGCTATACCCCCGATCGTTTACCAGGACGGCTTCGTGATTGTTGAGCGGAATCAATTTCAACGAATTCCGGTAGCGCTCCAGGGTCTCGCGGGAGCTCGTTTCGAAGGGGTATTCCCCGATATGCGGGAGAACGGAGTGGTCAAATACATTGAGGGCCGTGTAATCCGTGAGCTCGGGCGCAAGGGTTTTGTCGTCCATAATCTGATTGTATTCGATATCGGGGGCGGCGATGATTGCGCCTGCGGATTCACCGATATAGAACATGCCTTCCCGGATGCGGCTCGCAAGCAGCTCTGTGAGATGCTTCTTTTTTAACTCCTGCAAGAGATAAAAGGTATTGCCGCCGGATATGCAGACACAGGCTGCGCTCTCCAGTTCCTGTATCAGCACAGGTTCTTCGACCTTGGCAATATCGAGCATCTGCAGCTGATAGCCTAAGTCCTCCAGCATCGCAATCCCCTCGTCAATAAAACCGGTATACGGCTCTACATTTCCGGCTGTGGGAATAAACGTAATTGTCTTGGAAGACAGTTTGGAAAGATAGTTCGCCGTGATTGTTTTTGTGCCGGCAAGATATGACACAAGCAATAGTTCCATTCCAAAACCTCCTTAATTTCTCCATTATCGAGTCTGTTAAAAAGAGCGCACATCCGCACCGTTTCCGGCGTAGATGTGCGCTCTTTTCAGGGATGGAGATGACGGGAGTCGAACCCGTGTCCAAAAACCGCAGGAAGCGCGATTATGCGCGGAGCTTTATCGGTCGTGTTGCATCTCGTGTTGCATATGTACTGAGTCGCTCCTCAAACATCTCCGCGATTTCCTTTTTGACGCGGTCCACCTCTGCGCCGATGAGCGTCTGGTAGTTTTTCTTCATCACATCCGAGCCCGGCTCCCAGCCGCCATAGGCCTCGACGTACCTGTCTCCATAGCTCGCGAGTATGGACGCTCCGAAGTGCCTGAGGTCGTGGAAGCGGAAGCGCGGGAGCTCGGTTTTTTCGAGGGCGCGCACAAAGCGACTGTGTAGCGTGTCGGGATTGATGGGGATTATCCTGCCCTCATGTGGGAGCGGGAGCGCGTCTATGGCAGCGAGCACATAGGGCGGCAGCGTGATGGTGCGATAGCTTGCGTATGTTTTGGGCGCTTTTAGCTGCACATCGCGATTTTCGCCCAGCACGACGGCCTTGTCGATGGTCACGGCATCCCCGCGTATATCACTGTACTCCAGCGCGCATATCTCGCCACGGCGCATGGCTCCGACCGAGCCGAGCAGGATAGCGCAGCGCAGGTACGGGTCCGGCGTGCTGCGGCACAGCGTCATGATGTCGTCGAGCGACGGGCAGTAGAACTCTGTCCGCATCTTGGCGGGCAGGGTGACGCTTGGCCGGAAGCCCGGCAGGAAAAGCGCGAGCGCGGCCGTGAGCAGCCCGTAGGCGTTTCTTACAGTTTTCGGCCGTAGGTTGTGCCCGGTGAGGTCGGAGACCCACAGCTGTATATCGGCATTTTGGAGCCCGCGAAGGTCTTTTGCGCCGAAGGAACCGCTGAAATACTGCCGCGCGTAGACTCGGTAGTTGCGCACGGTGGACGGTGACAGCACTGCGGCCTTTAGCTCTATGTAGCGGGCTATAGCCGTGCTGACGGTGAGCTTTTCCTTCAAGGCCATGCGGCTGCGCTTCCAGTCATCGGCGAGCGCTTGCGCCTCTGCGCGCGTGGGAGCGGTGAAGCTCTGATAGTGCCGCTTGCCTGCGCTGTCCGTGTAGTCGTACACCTGTATCCGGATATTTCCGGATGGCAGCGTGCCCTTCTTTTTTCTTGGCATGATACACCTCCTATAGCGAAGCCCTCGGCTGCCATGCGGTAGCCGGGGGCTTTTTTTGTGCTCAAATTACATCACTCTGGAAAGCGATGGCCTTGCCGAGCACATGCACGTGCGCCAAGCGTTCCCCGCTATACACCATAGTCGGGTACTTGGGGTTCTCCGCGAGCAACCGTAGCTCCTGCGCAGTCTCATCGTAGTAGACACGCTTCAAGGTCGCCTCATCTTCGATCGCAACCGCGTAGATCTGACCGTCCTCAAGCGGCGCATCCCTCTGAATAAAGACGATGTCGCCGTCCATGATTCTCGCGCCGGTCATACTATCCCCGCGGGCTTTCAGGCAAAAGTCTGCTTTTATATCTGTCCCTGCTGCAATGTAGCTTTCACGCCCTTCGTTGCAGAAAATCGGCTCGCCGCAGGCGATTTCACCAAGGAGCGGGATGCGCTTTCGCTGCAGCGGGAAGATGTTTGGGTAGGGTGGGATGGAGGACTCTTGCCACTCATCTACAAGCACTGATTTTTCCACGCCAAAATAATCCGCGAGTTTTTGCACTCTTCCCATGCGCGGTATCGAGCGCCCAATCGCCCACGTGTTTACCACCTGCTGCGACTCGCCGATTGCCTCGGCGAGTTCCTTTTGCGTCTTGCCGCTCTCTTCTAGCAGGCGGCGAAGATTCTTTGAAAAAATCCTCTTCTGTGCTTCGTCTGACATGACTCCTCCTCCGAACTCCTTCTACACAGATATTACCCCGAAAACAACTAAAAATCAATCTCAATACAACTTTTTTTAGATTTTGATTGACAACAACTTTAAGTTGATTTATCATGGGTACAAGCAAGGGGGAGCGACGGGCTCCTCGGAAAGGAGGAAGGATGAGGGATATTAAAATCTCGCTGGCGGCGGCGCGCGTGAACGCCCACCTCACACAGCGCGAGGTGGCCAAAAGGCTGGGAGTGACCACGAACACCATCGTGGCTTGGGAGAAAAACCGCCGGGAGCCAAGCGTTACGCAGGCCAAGGTGCTGGCAGAGACTTACGGAATGCCATTTGACAGCATTATTTTTTTTAGGGCATCGAACAACTTAGAGTTGATTAATGAAGGGACTGAGTGAAAGAGCAGGGCATCCTGCCGATGATGGAACGTAGCGAGGTCGCACAGGAAGAAAGGAGACGAAATCATGAAATGCACGCTACAGGACCTGATTGAAAGAATTCTTAAGCTCGCAGAAATGAGCGAGAGCCACATGCTAAAGCTAGATGCCTGGCGGACTGGACTCTGCACGAATGAAGCTTGCGGTATGGCTGCCGTCCTGAATCTTCTGGGGGTTGACATCCTCTGTGATGACCACTGCGTTGACTACACAGGTGGCGGCTACCGGAGAATCAACTATTTATTCGTTGATGGAGTAATGCTCATTAACCGCACTGTAATCGACTGGAAAGCCTATGCAGATGCAGCGAAAGAGCACCACTGGGGCAGCAAGGAACTCACGATCATTGATAGAAGGGCGGAATGATGGCACGGCATATATCAAAGTTCCGTAGCACAGACGAAGAGGGTAGACACTACCTCGAGTACATCATTGATTTCGGGCTTTTTGGATGGGCGTGCTCGTTTGTGTTTAGAAAACGCACGCTGGGCGAAAGACCGAAAGAGATCCGCGGTTGGACGCGCATCATCGTCGAGACAGACGAAGAAAACCCGACGCCCATCGCGACCATCACGGAAGACAACATCGAGACGGCTGACGGGTATCGGGTTCGGGAAAGACCGGACTACGGCTGCTAATGTTCCGTGTCCTTAGGCGGGCAAGGGTCGTTGATTAAGAAAGGAGGAAAGAATTGCTACATCACTACATCACGACATACTGGGACGTAGATGAGAACGCGCTTTTTGTAGAAGCTTGGTTGCAGTTCAACATATTTGACTACTGCTTTTGCTTCTCCAGGAGAAAAGAAAGGATCACCGCCGAAGATCTGCATCTCGGCGATGATCCGGAAGAGGACTAATTACTTAGTCCAGCCGCGTTTTGGCTTCTGCGTCGGCGGAAGCTTTTTGCCCGGAGCAATTTTGGCTGTGCGACCGTTGCTGACCTTTCCGCCGCGGGGTCCGACTTCGTGATAGGTTCCCGCGGGTTGGTTGTCAGTACCCGGCTTAATTGGCTTTTTAGGCATCGTTAGCACCTCCTCCCTACAAACTCGGGCACGGCAATGCCCTGTGAGGTCAGTATAGGGGAGTGGGCTTTAGGAGAAAAGGAGAGAAAGATATGCAGGAACTGAAAATCTTTGAAAGCGCAGAGTTTGGAACGGTACGAGCGCTCGAAATTGACGGAGCGCCGTGGTTCATAGCGGCGGACGTTTGCCGAGCGTTGGAAGTTAAGAACGCCCGAGATGCAATCGCGCGGCTGGACGAGGATGAAAAGAATACCGTCGTTTTAACCGACGGAACTCCGGGAAATCCCAACATGACAATTATCAATGAGGCCGGGCTCTACGCGCTTGTACTGAGCTCAAGAAAACCGGAGGCAAAGTCGTTCAAGCGCTGGGTTACGCATGAGGTGCTGCCGACCATCCGCCAGCACGGCGCGTACATGACAGGGGCGACACTGGAGCGGGCACTCAGCGAACCGGATTTTCTGATCAGCTTGGCGACGAAGCTCAAGGCGGAGCGGGAGGCGCGTATCGCAGCAGAGCTTGACAAGGCAGTCCTGACGCAGCAGGTCGCCGAGCTCAGACCGAAAGCGAGCTACTACGACCTGATACTCCAGTGCGCGAGCCTCTTGTCGGTGACGGAGATTTCCAAGGACTACGGCATGAGCGCGAAGGCTTTCAACAAAAAGTTGCACGAGCTGCACATCCAGTACCAGCAGAGCGGAGTTTGGTTTTTATATGCCGAGTATCAGGACGGCGGCTACACACAGACCAAGACGCAGCACTACTGCCGGACAGACGGCTCGCAGGGCGCGAAAACACACATGTACTGGACGCAGAAAGGCCGGCTTTTCCTCTACGAGCGCCTCAAGGCTGAGGGGACTTTGCCGATGATTGAGCGGACGGACGCAGCATAAAAACGAGGTTCCCGACACAGATGTCGGGAAGACAGGAGGAGATATGGGAAGCAAGAAGGAAGAGATACTGGAAGAGGCACGCCCGGACATGGAGCTGCTGCACAAGCTCGCGGAAAACATCGCGGAGCTCGACAAAAGCGCAGGCGCACTATTCGAAGCGCTTGAGAAGGACACGAACAAAGTATCAGCGGTAACGCTTTTCGCCCTCGCGTGCGTTCTCCACGGGGCTGTGGAGGAGTGCAAAGGATTCATCAAGCGCTACCGCGAGTGATAAGCAGGAGGAGAGGCATGAGAGAAGAGCTTCGGCGCAAGATGCGCGAGGACATTGACCTGCTGCGGAACCTGGCGGACGCGCTCGCCGACCTGCACGATTGGGCAGAGGTGGAGTACGACTGCATAAAGCGGGAGGAGGAGGAAGGCCTGGAGCTTGCCCCCATGATGACTATCGGGGAGTACATCCGCAAAGCGCGAGGAGAATGCCGGGCTTTTGACGCGTACTTCGAGGAAAAGTACGGTGCGAAAGAGGAGGGAGAGGGATGAAAAGAAAGCTTTCGGCGCGGATCGGGGCTATAACCGACCGTCTGCAAGATATATGGAGCGAGCTCATGGACGAAGAAGCCGAGCCCGGCTTCTACATCGTGACAGACTGCATCGAGAGCGCGATTGGCGAGCTGGAGGAGGCGAGCGCGAAGCTTGCGAGGAGTGGACGGTGATATGAAGACGCAGTACAACGCCATCCGCTCTTTCCGGGCGGAGATGGCAGGGCTGAAGGCGCTCAAGGGCTGGACAAACCGCGACCTTGCCGCATGGCTGGGCTGCTGCGAGTCCACGGTGAGCGAGATGTATCGCGACCCGACAAAAAGCAGCGGTAGGTACGTCCTGCTGGTGAGGCAGCTTTTTCGGGAGGAGCAAGCAAAGATGGACAGGGGGGAGTGAGATGTACGAAGAAGTTTTGCGATGCATTGACAGTATGCGCGGCGAGATAAGCGACACCATCGCGAATCTCCTTGCGGCGGACGATGGGTTCAAGGACATCGAGGAGCTGATACGCACGGGCCGCTGGGGTGATGACTTTGCCCGCAAGTGCGTTTCCGGATATACAGTGAGGGCGCAGGACGCCTGCACCAACCTCAGCCTCGAGGCGGATAGGATTTTGCGGCGTTTGAGCGCAGAGGGAGACTGACATGGATGAGAGAAAACTGGAGCTGCGGAGGGCTGAGCTTGCCGACGCACAGAGAGCGGCCGATGAGATTGCGGAGACAGCAGAGGCGATGCGGAGAGCCGCAGAGACCATGAAGCGCAAGCTTGGAGCTACACCGCTTTACGGCGAGGCCTATAGCGCGCAGGTAGACGCTATCTGGTACGAGGCCGACAAGGCCACCGCAGACGCACAGCGGCTTGGTGAGACCGTGCGGGAGTTGGCACGGAGGTACTACGGATGACGCTGTACAAATACTACACGCTGGAGCGACCGCCCGCGCCGGGCGCTGTCCCGAGCTGGGGGCTGAGAGATACGGAGTCCTACGACGAAAAGCGCGACGGCTGCATGGGCGGCATGGTGCGGGCGTGGGGCTGGGCGCTGTATGACAGACGGCTGGACTTGCAGGAGATACGAGACTATGAGCTCGCATACGGAGGAGAGGTAGAGAGATGAAGGACATCACAGTGACCGGCGCTCTGACGGAAGAGGCAGAGATGCAGGTGAAAGAGATGCAGGTGAAGCAGGCGGGGGCGGGGTTTATCCGCGCACTGCGAGAGGAGCGGGAGCTTAACCTGCTCAGGGAGCGGGAGACCCTGCTGGAGCGCACGCGGCGGCTCGAGGATGCGGTCGCGCAGACCGAGCGTAAGTTGGATGCTTCGCGCCGAGCGCTGGCGCGGGAGCGGGCGAAAAAGATTGCTTTTGTGGTAGCGGCACTGGTCGAGCTCAGCATCATCGCTTTCATGCTGGGCTACTGGATGTAAGAAGGAGGAGAGACATGGGAGATATGGGATACAAAGAGGCGGCGGTGCAGGGCGTCTACGGCGAGGCGCTTGACACGATGATGCAGGAGGTGCGCGACGGCGCAGAGAGTATGGCGATGCTCGATATCCTGGAGCGTATGTGCCGCAGGGCGCAGCTCGAGACAGCGAAGCGTGCCGGGTCATTCGAGTTTGCGAGTCTCAGCGTCTCGGACATCCTCGCCGTCATGGGGCGGCCTGACTGCTACGAGGCCGTAAGGATTTGCAAGGAAAAGGCCGAGGAAAAGGAGGCAGAGGCATGACGCTTTACGAGATTACTGACGAGTACAGACAGCTGCTCGAGATGGCGGAAGACCCCGACATGGATCCGGATGTACTGCGGGACACGATGGAGGCTATCGACGCCGACCTCGAGGACAAAGCGGATGGCTACGCCAAGGTCATCCGCACGATGGAGGCCGAGGAAGCGGGGCTGGATGCTGAGATTAAGCGCTTGCAGGCGCGAAAAAGCACGGTGGCGAGTGGTAAGGCGCGCATCAAGGGAACGCTGGAGCAGTCCATGCGGGCGACCGGAAAGATCAAGTTCAAGACGCCGCTCTTCTCTTTCAGCATCCAGAAAAACCCTGCGAGCGTGGTGCTCGCGGAGGGAAAGGTGCCTGCGGAGTACTGCATTTTGCAGGAGCCTGTGCCGGATAAAAAGCGCATCGCAGATGAGCTGAAAGCGGGCGCGCAGTTCGACTGGGCAGAGCTCCGACAGACGGAGTCGCTGCGCATCAGATAAGGGGGAGGGCATGAGAGAAGTAAAAATCCGCCCTTTGCGGGCGGAGGAGATTGATTGCAGAGTGGCGACTATCAATGCCAAAGGGCTGGCGCTGCTGCTCTACAAGGATGCGCGCGTAGACCAGAGCATACTCGATGAGACCTTCGGAGTATACGGCTGGCAGCGGTCTCACCAGTGGATGGGCGAGCGCCTCTACTGCACTGTATCAGTCCGCGACCCGGAGACGGGAGAGTGGATATCCAAGCAGGACGTCGGCACGGAGAGCTACACCGAGAAAGAAAAGGGGCAGGCGAGCGACGCTTTCAAGCGCGCTTGCTTCAACCTCGGCATCGGCCGAGAGCTCTACACCGCGCCTTTTATCTGGATACCCGCGAGCGACTATACAGCCACGACCGGAGCCAATGGAAAGCCTGCGACTTATGACCGCTTCAAGGTCACACGGGTGGAGATAGTGGACGGCTGCATCATCGGCCTGGAGGTAAAAAACACAAAAACCGGCCGCGTGGTCTTTTCCTACGTCACGCGAGTGCCCAAGACAGGCGCGGCAGCCGAGCGACCAGCGCCTCCGGAAGCGCCTGCGGGTGAGCCGCTCGACATGAAGCGCGTTCTCCAGATGGCTGAGGCGGTAAAGCGCCACGGCATCCCGGACGAAGAGCTCTACAAGCGCTATGGCGCGAAGGTCGCGACGGACTTCCGAGTGGAGCACTACGAGGATTTCAAGCGCACGGGCGAGGCGTGGATAGCTGAGACCGAGAAAAAGTACGCGGGCAAGGCATGAGGACCCGCGGGCGGCTCACAGGCGTGCAGGTGCCCTTCCGGAGCGAGAAAGTGCTGCTGACCTTCGAAGTCGATGCGCGGCCGGAGGATGCCGAGGCTTTCCGGCAGTATGAAGACCTCGACATCTCCTTCGACAAGCACCGCGAAAAGCGTGGCAACCAAGCCAACGCCCTTCTATGGGCGTGCCTGGGCGAGATAGCGGCAGCGCTCCGGACAGACGCCTGGTCTGTCTACCTCTACATGTTGGAGCGGTACGGGCGCTATACCACGGTGCTGGTCAAGGCCGAGGCAGTAGATGGGTTACAGAGGGTATGGCGGGAGACGCGAGTAGTCGGAGAGCGGGACGGCATGACCGAGGTGCTCTGCTACTACGGCTCCAGCACATATGACAGCGCGGAGTTTTCGCGGCTGTTGGACGGAGTGGTAGGTGAGATGAAAGAGCTCCACCTGCCACCGCCGCCCTCGCGGGAGATGCAGGCAGCGCTTGCCGAGGTGGCACGGAGAGAAGCAAAGGAGCGGGAGTCCAAGGGATGAGGATACAGAGCTTTACCATACACGGGCGGCTGCACGGCATGAACGAAATCGTCGAGGCGTGCCGCAAAAACCGCTACGCGGGGGCGGAAGAGAAGCGCGAGCAGCAGGCGATATGCTTCTACGCGATACGGGAGCACAGGGTGCAGCCGGTGCAGTCGTATCCCGTGACCGTGAGTATAGAGTGGGTAGAGCCCAACACAAAGCGCGACCCGGACAACATTTCGGCTGCAAAAAAATTCATTTTTGACGCGCTACAGGATGCGGGAGTGCTGCGAAATGACAGCATGAAAGAGCTCGGAGAAATCCGCGAAAGCTTCGCGGTAGATGCAGCATCCCCCCGGGTGCGCGTGACGATACAGGAGGAGTGAGATGATTGAATTTTTGGGGACTAGCACCGACATGGTGCTGCATGAGGGGACTATCAGACTGCTGGCGGCACTCCCGCCGGATGTCGTAGGCGAGCTGGTAAAAAGCGTGATGTCGTACCTGCTGCACGGCGACAGCGATGCAGCGTACATCACCTGTGAGACCACCGCCGAGGCGCTTTTTGAGACGATACGCCCGCAGCTCGATGACGCGCGCGCAGCACAAGAGCAGCCGATGGGATGGTGAGGGTATGGACAAACGTTCGTTCGTTGTGTACGACGCATGGACGGTGCTCCTCGACGGCATGGACGAGCAGTCAGTGGGGACGATTGTCAAGGCTATCTGTGCAAAAAAGCTGGAGCACGCCTACGCGATTTCCGACCCGATTCTCGCGTCGATTTTTGGGATGATGGAGGTCGAGCTTGACGCTGCGGCGGAGAAATATGCGCGTGTCTGTGAGCGCAGAGCAGCGGCCGGAAAGCTGGGCGGGAGACCGAGAAAAGTCGAGAAACCCACAGAGGACACAGAAAGCAATAGCTTTTCAGAAAAAGCGAGTGAAAGCAATAGCTTTTCTGGAAAAGCAAATGAAAGCAAACGAAAGCTTAATGAGAATGAGAATGAGAATGACAATGAGAATGAGAATGAGAATGAGTCTCCTACGGAGACAGTAAGCCCTTCGGAGACCACGTCTCCTACGGGCAAAAACAAAAACATAGCGCGCAAGGCGCGCACACGCACGCGGAAGCCCGCCGAGGAGCAGAAACACAAACGCGGGGAGTTCGGACATGTGCTGTTGACCGATGCCGAGTACAACCGCCTCTGCGACGAGAAAGGGCAGACGGAGACCGACGACGCTATCCGCGTAGTAGACGAGTACGCGGAGACCAGCGGCAAGCGATACAAAAACTATTCGCTCGCGATACAGCGGTGGGGATACCGCGCGGCAGCGGAGCAGGCGGCAAAAGAGCGGCGGGCGCAGATACGCCCCGCGGGAGGCTTTTCGGCAGCAGACTATTTCGCCCGAGTGGCGAGGGGAGAGGAGGCACTATGACAGCACAGGAAGCAAGCGCTTTTCTGTCAAAGCTCGCGCAGGCATATCCGGCGCAGTACGCACGGCTGGGAGCGGGCGAGCTCAAAGGGCTGATAGAGCTCTGGAGCGGCACGATGGAGGGCTACAGCCTCGAGCAGGCAGTCATCGGGCTGCGGGTTTTCCTGCGGGGGGACACAAAGGGCTTCCCGCCGGTGCCCGGACAGGTCATCGACTGCATCGAGCGAGTGCAGCGACCGGCAGAGGAGGGATACACAAATACCGAGTGCATCGCACTGATCCGCCGAGCTATCGGCGATTCGCTGTATCACGCCGAGGAGGCCTTCGAGAGGCTTCCGGAGCTGTGCAGGAGAGCGGTCGGTACGCCGCGAAATCTGGCCGAGTGGGGGCAGCTGGACAGCCGAGAGGTCGAGACGGTGATATCCAGCCAAATCATCCGGGCGCTGGAGGCTACACGAGTCCGGATGCGCGAGGATGCAAAACTGCCGCCGAGCGTCCGAGAGGCGCTGCGGGGAGCAAGCGAGCCGCTGTACGCGGTGGAGAAGCGCAAGCGGGAGCGGGCGCGACTGGAGCAAGCCGAGCGGCTGCGCTTAGATGCCCCTCAGAGCGACGACGCGCCCCACAGCCGCACGGAAGCCGAGAGTGCGGAGAAAATCGCGACGGGAGAGCAAAGCCTCGCAGAAGCGCTTCTCGCGCGTCTGAGGATGCAGGAGCCCGAGGGCTGGGGAGTGTCGCTCCAAAGCGCGACATGATGGCGCGGAGCAGCGCAAAGGGTGCTACGAGCGACGAGAGCGGGGCAAAACGGCGCGGAACGGCAAAAGGCAAGGAAATATACACTGAAAGACTACAAGGGCTTAAAACGCATTGTGGTGCATCACAGGGCATAACACGAAAGGGGCACATGGCGAAAAGGCAAAAGAGCATCATGCCGGGTGACACGGCGGAGCGGTGCTACCTGTGCAGTAGGCATGGGCAGCTGGAGGTGCATCACTGCCTCCACGGACGCAACCGCCGGGCGGCAGACGAGATGGGGCTGACGGTGCATCTCTGCGGAGAGTGCCATAGGCGACTGCACGACAAGGGCGAGCACGACAGAGAGCTGGAGGCGCTCGCACAGGTGACATACGAGGAGCTACACGGCCATGCTGCATGGATGGCGCGCGTAGGCAAAAATTTTGCGGAGGTAGACGGATGAATCAGGTCGTATTGATGGGCAGGCTGACGAGAGACCCGGAGGTTAGGTACTCGAGCGGCGAGAAAGCGCTGGCGATTGCACGGTACACGCTGGCGGTCGACAGACGGGGGAAGGGTGAGAAGGCTGCGGACTTTATCCCGTGTGTGGCTTTTGACCGCGCGGCGGAGTTCGCCGATAAGTACTTCCGGCAGGGGATGCGGGTGCTGGTGTCCGGGCGGATACAGACGGGCAGCTACACGAATCGCGAGGGGCAGAAGGTCTACACGACCGAGGTCATACTGACCGAACAGGAGTTTGCCGACAGCAAGGGCGAAGCCGGGAAAAGTGGCACAAGAGCGGCGGAAAGTGGTAGAATAAATATGCAAGAAAGTGATAATTTTATGCACATTCCGGAGGGGGCCGACGATGAAGGACTGCCGTTTAACTGACGAGGAGCTGCGGGAGTACGGGGCACACCTCGTGGCGCAGCTCCGCGACATGCTGGAGATAGACGGATACGAGCTGCTGGGGCTCCGGATGCGAGACCGGCAGACAGGGCGAGAGTACAGGTGGGAGGAGAAAAAGAGTGAGGCACATTGCGATTGACGCGTTCGCTGGAGGAGGCGGAGCTTCCGAAGGCCTTAGGATGGCGGGGGTTGATGTGAGCATTGCAATTAACCATGATCCGGAGGCGATCAGAATGCACACAGTCAATCACCCGAAAGCGTTGCATCTGACTGAGGACGTTTTCAAGGTTGATCTTGCCAATTATTTGCAACCGGATGACGTTGTAGACGTGATGTGGGCAAGCCCGGATTGCACAAGCCATAGCAAGGCCAAGGGCGGACAGCCGAGAGAGCGCGGGCTGAGAGTACTTCCGTGGGCAGTATACAGGCTCTGCAAGCAGATTCGAGAGACTACGGGGCGCCTGCCGAAAATCCTTCTCATGGAAAATGTGGAGGAGATTCAGGACTGGGGGCCGCTGGACGAAAACGGGTACAGAATCAAGGCGCGAAACGGCGAGGACTATCAGAAATTTGTGGCGGCGATGCGTGAGTTCGGATTCACATTCGAAAGCCGTGTTCTGGTAGCGGCGGACTACGGCGCGGCAACAACGCGTAAGCGCTGGTATGCGGTATTACGGAGCGATGGGAAGCCGATAGTATTCCCGAAGCCGACGCACAACAAGGACGGGAGCGGCGGGCTGAAAAAGTGGGTTCCGGTCGCGGGCTGCTTGGATTTCTCGGACTTGGGAGAGTCGATTTTTGCGCGGAAAAGACCGCTTGCGGACGCGACGTTGAAAAGAATAGCGAACGGAATTCGTAAGTACATTGTTGAGAATCCAAGCCCCTATTTTCTCGAGAAAGAACAGGCGTTTCCGTTTCTGATTCAGTATCACGGCGAGACGAAAGAGGGCGACGCGCGTGGGCAGAGTATCACGGAGCCAATCAAGACCATTGACACGTCAAACCGATATTCGCTTGTAAGTGTGTGCGTAGAGAAGAAATTGGAGCAAAAACAGCTTGAAAACGAGGGCTTTCAGCCCGAGGAAGGCGAGGTGGCGGCCTTCCTGGTCAAATACTACGGCACGGGATGCGGGCAGCAGCTGAGATTACCGATTGGGACGATCACGACGAAAGACAGATTTGGACTTGTGAGTTGTGTGATGGATAAGGCAAGCAAGGACGAAACGCACGAAGCAGAAGCGGCGGGATTTCTTACGACGTTCTACGGTCAGAGCATAGGAGTCGGGCTTGATGAGCCTATTGGGACGCTAACCACGAGCGGACACTATGGGCTTGTGAGCTGCATCATGGGCGGGAAAAGAGAGACGTATCAGATACGGGATATCCTTTTCCGGATGCTAAAGCCGGAAGAAATGAAGCTGGCGCAGGGTTTTCCGAAAGGCTATGTAATCGACCACGATGCAGAGGGCAACAGATACCCGAAAACGGAACAGGTCGCCAAGATAGGCAACAGTGTTGTCCCGTTGATGGCGGCCGAGATTGCGAGGGCAAACCTGGCGGGCTAAGCAATAAAGGCAGGGAGGAGAAAAAACGACATGATGACAAGGGATGATGTACGCGAGGTGGTAGCGGCCGCGCTGGGAGAGTACTGCACGGGGCGTCTGCCGGAGCTTGAGGAGGCGGTCGATGTGGTGATAGACGCGGTCGAGGCAGCCCGGCGCGAGCATAGCGCGGCCATGGCGAAGGCCGCCTTCCTCGACGAGGTGAAACGCATCGTAGCGGAGCGGGAAGGACAGCACGGCAAGCCCGCCGAGACCTTCAAGGCTATCGCGGCCGCGTGGAGCGTGTACCTCACGGCGGTTGTCGGTGTGCCGGTGATGCTGCGCGAGGAGGATGTGACGATGATGATGGTCGAGCTCAAAGTCCAGCGCTTTGCGCACGGGCAGAGCGCGCACATGGACACGCTACTCGACATAGCGGGCTATGCTGCCTGCGCGGGCGAGCTGGCGAGCAGAGGGGTGGACATGGACGGAGACAGAAGGCGCGGGAAAGACCTGCGGCATGCAGACGGCGGACGCTCGGCGCCGACATCGTGCTTCGGCATGAGCACCGGCACAGAGGGATGCTACAGGAGGCTGGCGGTCGAGGTGGTACGGCTGGCGGTGGCAGACTACGCTGAGGGGCTGCGGCACCGGTATAAGGCGCAGCGCCGGAAAAACTGGGTGCCCGCGGGCAGGATGCTACACCGCGCGGGCACGGCAGAGAGCTTTTTCAAGAGCGGGAGAAGCCGGGCTTTTTGCGACATCGACGGCGAGTATCTCATGCGGGAGACGGAGAGGATGGTGAGGGATGAGCTTAAAAGATAGCCTCGAGCAGTATCTTGCTTTGGTGGCTGAGTCGAAGGATGCGGAATGGCGGGCTGAAAAGCTCGCCGCTCGCATCCGGGAGCTGGAGGCCGAGCAGGTGTCTGACAGTGTGCAGGGCACGCGAGACGACGGGACAACCGGGCGCATCCGCATCACAGGCGTGCCGCTTCCGGAGATAGACAGGCTGCTGGGTATTCGGAGAAAGCGGGAGACGCGGATGCGCTTCCTCGCGATGGAGCTGGAGCAGAGGGCGGCCGAGCTGGAGGCGGAGATTGAGACTATCCCCGACCCGACTGTCAGGCTGATACTGCGGCAGCGGTACATCGACGGGATGACATGGGAGCATGTGAGCAGGCGAAACGGCCACGCAGGGACAAACTGGGCGAGAATGAGGGCGACGCGGTATTTCGAGGAGGTGGGCGCATGAGCCGGAAGGATTTCGTGGCTTTGCTGCGATTCGGGCTGCGCGCGGTGCTGCTCTTCTGGCAGATAGTGGGGGCAAGCGTGGTGCTAGCGGCACTGATTTATGGGCCGATTGTGCTGATCCAGTGGATTTTCTCGATGGTGGTAGGAGTATGAGAGAAAAGGCGAAGGATGTAAAAAGGGACAAGTGCCCGGGGTGCGGCAAGATGCGCGCTGGCAGACTGGCAATGGTGAGGGGTGATATGTGGCCTCGAGATGGAAACTTTTGGCTTTACATGCCCTAGCTGCGGAGCGTTGTGGATAAACACGACGCTGCCGAAATACACAGAAAAAGACTTTGAGAAAGGGGAAAGAGATGAGAGTTGAGCCGGGCGATGTGATTGAAAGGGACTGCCCAAAGTGCGGCGCGCCGTGTGTACGGAGACCCGTAAGGGCAGAGTGGGGAGCTGGAAATAGCGTGAGGATAGACGCGGTTTCGTGCATGAGGTGCGAGGAAAAGTGGCTGCGCGTGTCCTTGATGGACTGCGGGGAGGAAGTGCTTACGCGCGAAGTCTTTCCGGAGGGCGGAGACGAAAGAATTTTTGAGAAAATACTTGCGCGTGCCTTTTGTGCCGATAGGCTATAAGAGTGAGAGGGTGGGCACAGCGAAGAGCGCCGCGGCAAGGCTCTTTGCGACCATGCCTCTATGACCGACGAGGGGGAGTCGTGCCCGAGGCTAGCTATGCGGCCGAGGTAGTGCGACGCGACTTTGTGCAGAGGCTCAGGCCTCCCTTGCCGGACTATGCCGCTACTAGTGCGGAAGGCGGGTTCAATCCCCGCCGGCGGCTTCCCCGGTGCATCTTCACACCGGGTACTCAAATCCTCCTGTGTGCGCGAAAGCGGGAAAAAGAGACTGCTAGGCATGGCGGTCTCTTTTTTCGTGTGCGCGGGAGACAGACAATAGACAACAACAGCGGAGCGCTTCGGCGCTCTATTTTTGTGCGAGGAGAGATTATGGCACACGGAGAGAGCTACGAGGATTTTGTCGAAAAATTCAAGCCGAAGAAAACCACGGATGACTGCTACACGCCGCCTGCGATATACGAGGCGGTGAAAAACTGGGCGGTAAAAGAGTACGGCATCGACCCGACCAAGATTGTGCGGCCGTTTTATCCGGGTGGGGACTACGAGCGCTTCGAGTATCCGGAGGACTGCATCGTGCTGGACAATCCGCCGTTCTCGATACTGTCAAAAATCCTTCGGTTTTATCATGAGCGCAGAATCAAGTACTTTCTCTTTGCCCCCGCGCTGACGCTTTTTAGTGCAAGGGGCTTGGAAGGCTGTGCCGTAGCTGTGGGCGCGACCGTCGAGTACGACAATGGCGCGAAGATAAGCACGAGCTTCCGGACAAACCTCGAGGACGACATCGTGCGGAGCGCGCCCGGACTACATAGGGCGATAGAGTCCGCAGCACTTAGCCTGCGAGAAGAGAGCCGAAAAGAGCTGCCGAAGTACGAGTACCCACCGCACGTGATAACCGCGGCGCGCGCAGCGTATTTCTCAAAGCACGGGGTGGACTTTAGGGTGCCGCGGGGCGCGGGGGTACACATTGGCACGATGGACGCGCAGCGGAGCGCCAAGAAGGCGATTTACGGCGGCGGCTATCTGCTCTCAGAGAAAGCAGCGGCAGAGAAAGCAGCGGCAGAGAAAGCAGCGGCAGAGAAAGCAGCGGCAGAGCGCTGGGAGCTTTCGGAGCGTGAGCGGCAGATAGTAGCGGAGCTAAGCAAGGGGGAGTAGAGATGGATGGAGCAATCAAGACGGTCACACTTGCATGGATTTTGGCGTGCCTGACCGTGGTGGCCATGGCGCTGGTGGCCGATTGGCTGGAGAGAAGATGAGCAGACGGAGCGCGCTCATGATGCTTGCGGCTGCGGCGATGGTGGCGAGACTCGCGCATGGCATGGGTATGGATGGGCACAGGGTGGCATACATGGTCGCGCTGGCAGTGACGCTGAGTATTAACGGCTGGTTGCTCGGGTGGCACGACTCGGCCGGGTGACGCCATGCCGCTGTATATCAGGTGCTCGAGATGCGGGCAGAGAAAAGAAAGGGGGCAGCCTTGCGCATGTGAGGCGGCCTTTGAAAAGCGACGGGGAGAAAAGCGGGTATACAAGGCAGCGGAGGGCACGAGGAAGCTCTACCACACCGGAAGATGGAAAGACCTGCGCGAGGTAGTCCTATCCCTGCACTCTGGACTGGATCCATGGGCAAGAGCGCATGGGCGGATAGAGTACGCGGAGACCGTGCATCACATAGTACCCGCAGAGGAGCATCCGGAGAGCTTCTTCAATCTGGAGAACCTAATCCCGCTGTCAAAGAGGAGCCACGGGGAAGTACACGCGCTATACCGAGCGAGCGACGAGGGCAAGAGACAGACACAGAAAGAGCTCTTCGCACTGGTGAAGCTGGTAGAGGGTAGGGGGGTATAAAAAAGTATTCCGCTGCCTATGGCGACCGCCGCCCCTAGCTCACCTCGCACAAAATTCTAAAAACGCCTCAAAAACAGCCAAAAATCATGGGGAGGGGGTGAAGGCATGGCAAGACCGCGAAAAATCGTATCGCTCCAGACGGGGAATCTGACACGGGCGACAAAAGACCGGCGAGCCTACGAGGAAGGCCTCGCGGCATCCGAGAAGGCAAGCATCAAGAAGGTGCCGAAGGCGCTACTGGTCGACGATATAGCCGTCGCAGAGTACAAGCGCGTACTGAAAGAGCTACTCCGTATAGACATCATCGGCGACCTCGACCGCAGCAATTTAATCGTGTACTGCAATGCTTTCTCCGGATATGTGCGAGCGTGCGAGGAAATGCAGCAGCCGGACTTCGACCCGATAGTCGCCAATCGCCCGTCGCCCTGGTACTCCATCCGAGACCAGGAGCGGAAGGCCATGGAGGCAGCAGGCAAGGCGCTGGGAATGTCGGTAAGCTCCCGCCTGTCCGTGGTAGCGAAAAAGGCAGACCAGCAGGAAGAGGCGCTAAGGCAGGCCTTCGGTGACATATGACCTGCCTCGAGGAAATCACGGCCTACGCGCGGGACTGCATCGAGGGAAGAATCCCCGCAGGGCAGAAGCACAAATGGGCGTGCGAGCGGCTGCTGCGCGACTTGGACAGAGTCGGCAGCGAGGACTTCCCGTATATCTGGGACGAGGAGCGGGCGCAGCTCATCGTCGACTGGTTTTCGCTGCTCAAGCACTCCAAAGGCGAGCTTGCGGGCACGCCTATCATCCTTACGCCGTGGCAGCGCTTCCGAGCCTGTCAGCTGTACGGCTGGCGGCACAAGGACACCGGGCGCAAGCGCTTCAAGCAGAGCTTCACAGAGGTGGGGCGTAAAAACGCAAAATCCCAAATGGAGGCAGGCGAGGCGCTCAACGAAATCTCGGAGCAGGCGACGCGCAACTCCGAGGTGTACGAGGTGTACACGGCGGGCGTGAAGCGAGACCAGTCGAAAATAGTTTTTTCGGAGTGTGACCTAATGACGCGCGGCACACTCATCCGGTCGCGCTTCCGCTTCAAGCGGGATGAGATTGTGCACATCAAGACCGGCTCTTTTATCAAGGCGCTGTCAAAAGAGGACGGCAAGAAGGGCGACGGTACGAATCCCGCCATGCTGGTGATCGATGAGTATCATCAGCATCCGGACACGGATTTCTACGACCTCGGACTTGGCTCGAGCGTCAAGGAGCGGATGCTGACCATCATCACGACGGCCGGCAAAGACCTGAACTACCCCTGCTACACGCAGGAGTATGAATACTGCTCGAAAATCCTCGACCCTGCGGTCGATGTGGAGAATGACGAGTACTTTATCGACATATGCGAGGCCGACCGGGACGACGACCCTGGAGCGCTGGAGACCTGGCAGAAGGCAAACCCCATCCGCGCCTTCTATCCGGAGGGCGTGGAGCAGATACGCTCCGCATATGAGATAGCGCGGGAAATCCCCGAGAAAATGATTGCTTTCCAGACGAAGGTGCTGAATATCTGGGTGGCCGCCAAGCAGAATGGCTACATGGATATGCAGAAATGGAAGGCCTGCGAGGTGGAGCGCTTCCCGATAGAGCTAAAAGGCCGCCCGGTCTATGTGGGCTTCGATATGTCATCGAAAATAGACCTGACCTCTGTCTCTTTTATCGTGCCGTATCAGAGCGACACGCTGGACGAGACCGGAAAGCAAATCACAAAATATCTTCTCTGGTCGCACAGCTTTATTCCCACGCGGGAAGCGCTGCGCGAACATGTGCTGAAAGACCGCGCGCCCTATGACTCATGGGAGCAGCGCGGTCTTTTGAGTGTCACAGATACGCCGATAGTGCACCAAGGGGCGGTCATGCAGTACGTGAAGAACGAGATAGAAAAGCACGGCCTCGATGTGCAGTGCCTGTGCTTCGACCCCGCGAACGCAACGAAAATCATGATGGACTTGAGCGACGAGGGGTACGCGGTCGAGGAGGTCTACCAGAGCCATCGAAGCCTTAATGAGAGCACGCAAAGCTTCCGCGAGCAGGTATACGCGGGGAATGTACTGTATACGCCGAATCCGCTGCTGAATTTCGCCATGGCCAACGCCGTGGTGCGGCAGAACGGGGGCTTAATCAAAATCGACAAGGACGCGACCACGCAGCGAGTCGACCCGGTAGACGCGACGCTTGGTGCTTTCAAGCTGGCGCTTTACCACCGCTTTGACGCGGTGAGTCTTGATAGCTATGTGGCCGACTGGCTGGACAGTATGGAGTGAAAGGGGACTGAATGGGGCTTTTAGATAAAATCAGAAATGCGCTCGCAAGGCCGCGAGCCTCGCATGAGCTCACGCTCGGCATGAGTCTCAGGGAGTTTTTCGGGCTGGATGAAAATGATCCGCCCTCTGCTATGTCAGAGAGCACCTATTTCACCTGCATGAAAGTGCTCGCGGAGACCATGGGCAAGCTGCCGCTCAAATACTACAAAGAGGATGAGCGTGGCGGCATGGTACGAGCACCGACCAATGCTGCGGCGCGGCTGCTGCTCACGCGACCGAATGAAGTGATGACCCCTGCGGCCTTCTGGTCGACGCTGGAGCTCAACTGCCAGCACTATGGTAATGCCTACGCTTACATCCACAAGGAGCTGAGACGGGCAGGCAAATACGGCGGTGAGTACATCGTGAAGGGTTTCTACCCGATGAGGTCGGACTGCGTGACGGTCTACATCGACGATGCAGGGATTTTCGGCGGCAAAGGCAGCCTTTTCTACCAGTACACCGACCCCGCCGCCGCAGAAGTGCAGGTCTTTCCGGCGGAGGATGTACTGCACTTCAAAACTTGGCTCACATGGGACGGAGTCATGGGCAAGTCGGTGCGGGACATCCTGCGCACGACGGTAGACGGAGCGGGGTACTCGCAGCGATACCTAGAACGGCTGTATAAAAGCGGCCTCACGGCATCCAGTGTGCTCCAGTACACGGGTGACCTCGATGAGAAGCTCCGGGCAAAGCTGCAGGCGAAGTATAACGACCTTTTGACCGGCGCGAAAAACGCCGGAAAAGTGGTCGCGCTGCCTATCGGCATGAGCCTCCAGCCGCTTGCATACAAGCTCGCGGACGCGCAGTTTGTCGAGCTTAAAAAGTACAGCGCCCTGCAAATCGCGGCCGCTTTTGGCGTGAAGCCGAACCAGATAAATGACTACGAAAAGTCGAGCTATGCGAATTCCGAATCGCAGCAGCTCGCTTTTTTAGTGGACACAATGCTTTTCCGACTGGCGGCGTACGAGCAGGAAATCAACTACAAGACGCTGACGGAAGCGGAGCGCGAGGCGGGCTTCCGCTTTAAGTTCAACGAAAAAGCCATACTCCGCGCCGATGCACAGACGCAAATGCAGACTATCTGCAGCGCGATCAATAACGGGGTCTACACGCCTAACGAGGGCAGACACCTGCTCGACCTCCCGAGCGAGGAGGGCGGCGATGTGCTCATCGTCAACGGGAACTATGTGCCCATCACTGAGGTGGGCGCGGCGTATGGCAAGCAAAAGTAGAAAGGGGGTGAAGTATGGCGGTTTTGCGACTGAATGGCGACATCGTGGATAGTGACTGGGGCGAAATCTACGAGTATTTCGGCATCGAGTGCATCACGCCGAAAAAGGTCAGGGAATCGCTGGCCGAGCTCGCAGAGGACGACACGCTGCACATCAAGCTCAACTCCGGCGGCGGGCAGGTGATGGCAGGGCAGGAGATCTACGCACTGCTGCGAGGCAGGGACGATGTGGACATCGAAATCGAGTCGCTGGCGGCATCGGCGGCGTCGGTCATTGCGATGGCTGCGCCGTGCAAGATGCTGCCGACGGCCTTGCTCATGGTGCATCGGGCATGGATGAGCAGCGGCGGCAACAAGAACGACCTCGAAAGAGACGCGGCGGCGCTGTCCGCGGTCGATGAGGCGCTGTCTGCGGCCTACTGCGAGAAGTCCGGCATGAGCAAGGGCGATGCGCTGGCTCTCATGGACGCCGAGACATGGCTCACGGCCGAGAGGGCGCTTGAGCTGAGGCTCATCGACGGCATCAGCGAGAGACAGAGCAGCAAGGCAGCGGCATCGGCAGGGCTGGCGGTCACCGAGGACATGGTGGCGGAGTACAAGCGCGTGATGCAGCAGAAAAAAGAGGCAGAGCAGCAGGAAGCGGAGGAGCTGAAAGAGCTTCTCGCCGAGCTGGAAAAGAGTGGAGACACGAAAGGAGACTAAGGATGACGAAGCAGGAAATGCTCAAAAGAATCAACGACCTCAAGGCGGAGGCAATCGAGCTCGCGCAGGCGGGCAAGCTCGCGGAGGCAAAGGCAAAGAAGACAGAGCTCGACGAGGCGCAGGCGGCCTTTGACCTGCTCAACGAGCTGGGGGACAGAACGGTGCCGGAGACGGCAAAGCCCGCGGCACAGCCGGAGGACAGCGAGCTCGCGAAGTTCTGCAACGCGGCTCGCGCGGGCTTCCGAAACGCCTACACGGGCATGAGTGAGGGCGGAGGCGCTGACGGCGGCTATACCGTCCCGAAAGACATCGAGACCAGGGTAAGACGCTACAAAGAGGCGAAGGACAAGCTCGAAGACCTCGTGAGCGTCGAGACCCCCAAGGCTCCGTCCGGCGCACGCACCTACCTTACCAAGAAGCAGCACGCTGGCTTTTTGACCGTCGCAGAGACGGCGAAAATCGGGAAGGAGGACGGCCCGAAGTTTGAGCGCGTAGAGTTCGCGGTCGAGAAGCGTGCAAGCATCCTGCCGGTATCGCAGGAGCTCATCAGCGACTCTGACGAGAGAATTGCGCAGCTGGTGTCCGACTGGCTCGGCGAGGAGGACATTGCGACCGTCAACAAGATGGTGCTCGACAAGGTCGCGACGGTCTCGAAGACCGACCTCAAGGGACTTGACGGCATCAAGGAGGCGGCAAATAAGACGCTCGGAGCGGCATATGCGGGCGCGGTGTCCATTGTGACTAACGATGACGGCCTGCAGTACCTCGACACGCTCAAGGACAAGAATGGCCGCTATATCCTCACGCCGGATGCACAGGATCCGGTGCGAAAGGTCATCTCCACCGGCTCTGGCGTCCTGCCGGTGCATGTGGTGTCCTGTGCGACGCTGGCAAGCGACGGCAAGAAGGTGCCCTTCATTGTCGCAGACATGAAGAGCGCGATTACGCTTTTCCGGTACGGCACCTTCAAGGTGACCAGCACCGATGTCGGCACGGTCGGCGACCTCAGCGCCTTTGAGAATGACTTGATGCTCTTCAAGGGCTCGACGCGCCTCGACTGCAAGGTGGTCGACAAGGGCGCAATCGTGAACGGCTTCATCGACACGACTGCACCGGCGGTAGGCGCGTAAGCGCGGAGGTGACGCATGGAGCTATCCGAGCTTAAAGAGTATCTCCGGATAGACGGAGACGATGAGGACGGACTGCTCCGACGGCTGGAGAAGGCTGCACGCGAGTATATCGCATCGGCGGTGGGTGCCTACGACGAGACAGACCCCACTGCCGAGCAGCTACTCGGCGTGATGGTGCAGGACATGTACGACCACAGACAGCTCATGCAGTCCGATGTGCAGGAGAAAAAGCGCATGCAGTACACCTACGGGAGCCTGCTGCTGCAGCTCCAGATGAAGTACGAGTCGAGGGAGGAGGCTGCGCATGGCACTGGTCAAGGGGCTTAACCCCGGGAGGCTGTCCAAGCGCGTGACTATCTGCCGCTACACGGAGACAGAGGACGAGCTCGGCAGCACAGTAGTCACGCTGCGGCCGCTCCGCACGGTGTGGGCAGAGATACGCCCGCTCCGCGGCTCGGAGCAGCTGGAGTACTACAAAATCCGCAACAAAGAGACATACAAGGTCACGATGCGGCACACGGATGTGACCGAGAAGGATGTGCTGGCCTACAAGGGCAAGCGCTTCCACATCGAGTACATCACCGACCCGCTGGAGGCGGGGTACTACCTCGAGCTCTATGTGACCGAGGACATCGACCGGCAGACGAGAGAGGAGGGGCTATGAGCGTAGAGCTAGAGCTACACGGAGCAGACGAGCTGGTGGCAGACATGCAGAAGCTCATCGACACCGCTCCGGAGGCACTCGACCGCGCCATGATGCGCGCGGCCAAGGACTTCACGGAGGACTGCAACGGCCTTATGCCGGCCGGATACTCTTTCCGGAAGACGTGGAAGCGGCACAAAGTCACGGGCGACTTCGGCATCACCTCGGCAATTGAGGTGCGAAATGCCGCGCCGCACTGGCATCTCGTGGAAAACGGCCACGCGAAGTGGATTAATGGCGTCAACACCGGCGGCTTTGTCCCCGGCAAGCATATCGCGGAGAGAATCCGCGACGAATACCAGGACAAATACCCCGAGATTGTGGGCGCTGCGGTGGCGCGCGCCATGGCGGAGGTGGGGCTGTGATAGGGTACGGCGACATCCTGAAAGCTGTGAATAGCGTGCTGGCAAGGCTGTATCCGGACATCCCGAGATATAGCAATGAAAATGCCGACCAAGCGCGGCCGACATATTTTTTTGTCGAGATTATCCCGCTGGAGCGGACGCATGAGAGCAAGAACCTGCTGAATTTGAGAGCGGCGGTGAAAATCACCTATGTGCAGCGCACGCCGAATCAGGCCGACAATCTCCGGAAAGAGCGCGAGATTTTCGACGCCCTCGGCATGGTGCAGCGCCTCACGGATGCAGACACCGGACTGAAAAGGGCTCTGCTGGTGCGGAACTACGGCTCGGAGTACATCGGCGAGGAAGGAAATATCCTGCAGATAAGCATGCGCTTCGCGTGGTCGGAGTGCACGACGGTAGAAAGCGGGCTGCCTGTCATGGAGCGGCTCGACGGAAGCATAGAAAGAAAGGAGAATTGACATGGCGACACTGAAAGCGCCGAGTGTATCTATCCTTTTCGAGGAGAGAGGCACTACTGCGGTAGAGAGAAGCGCGCGCGGAATCGTGGCGCTGCTGCTCAAGGACACCGCGCCGAAGGTGGTGAAAATCTACACCACGGAGGACATCCCGGACAATCTGAGCGAGGCGAACAAGCGTTTTATCCTCGACGCACTCAAGGGCGGCAGCTCTGCGCCGAGATATGTCCTCGCGTATGTGATGGCGACAGCTGCGGACATGGGCAAGGCCTACACTGACGCAAAGAAGGCACTCGCGTCTGAGGATTTCACCTATCTGGCCGCGCCGTACTCCAAGACCGACAGTCAGGCCGCGGGACTCATCACATGGGTGAAAGAGCAGCGCGAAGCCGACCACCTCATCAAGGCTGTGCTGCCGGATGTTGCGGGGGCAGATAGCGAGGGCATCATCAACTGGGCATCCACGCTCACGAGGGGCAATGCAACGCTGACGGCCGAGGAGGGCACGCCGAGAATCGCGGGACTGCTCGCGGGTACCGGCCTCAAAGAGTCCGCAACCTTCGCACCGCTCAAGGATTTCGACGATGTGTCGAGACTCAGCAAGACCGAGGCAGATGCAGCGGTAGGAGCGGGCAAGCTGGTCGCGGTCTGGGACGGCGAGAAGGTAAAGCTCTCCCGCGCGGTCACGAGCCTCACGACGACCACGGCGGAGAAGAAGGACTCTTTCAAGAAAATCCGGCTGGTCGAAATCATGGACATGATGAAGACCGACATCAAGCGCACCGCCGAGGACGGCTACATCGGACGCCTCCAGAACAGCTACGACAACAAGCTCTTACTCATCACCGCAATTTCGCAGTACATGCAGGGGCTTGTGGCCGACGGAGCGCTTGCGGGGGCGTCCTGCGAGATTGACACGGCCGCGCAGCGCAGATGGCTCGTCGACCAGGGCAAGCCCGCGATTCTTGATGACGGCACCGAGAAGCCGGTCGGGGAGTGCTCGGACGATGAAATCAAAAGAGCGAACACGGGTTCGCATGTATTCCTTCGCGCATCGGTGTCGATGCTGGACGCGATGGAGGACATCGACCTCGTAATCCGCCTGTGAGAAAGGAGGCAGAATGCCGAAATTTGAATCGAATCGGGTAATCAATGGCACCTGGGGCGAGATGTGGGTCAATGACCTGTACCTCGCCGAGGTCGAGGAGGGCAAGGCCGAGATTGACCTGACCTACTCGGATGTATCCATGGTGCGCACGCTGACGCCGGGCAAGAAGCTGACGAAAGTCGAGCCGAAGGGCTCGGTAAAGCTGCACCATGTGCGGTCTAATATCGCGAAGGAGGTATCCGACTCCGTGCAGCAGGGCAAGTCCCCGACCTTCAAAATCATCATGAAGCTCGAGGATCCGGACGCTTTCGGCGCGGAGCGCGTGGCGCTTTACGGCTGTAAGTTTGACAAGGCAATCCTCATGGATTTTGCCGTCGGCAAAAACGGCGAGGAGAGCTACTCCTTCACTTTTGAGAGCTGGGAGTGGCTGGACGCAATCAACGCGTAAGGAAGGAGAAAAACCATGATTATTGATTTTTTGATGTCGATTGACCGTGACAAGCTCACCGAGGTGCCCACCGAGAGAGTCCGCGCGAAGCGGCTCTCTGAAATCGCTGGCGAAGATGTTTTTGTGACCGTCTCCGCGCTGCCGGGCGACCGCTATGCGGAGATTTCTACGACCAGCGTGCGCAACGGAAAGCTGGATTTCAGCCGCGTGTATGACATGCAGTCGCTCATGGTGGCCGAGGCGGTGAAAGACCCCGACCTCAAGAACGGCGACTTGCAGAGGCATTTCGGTGCGGCCACGCCGAGAGACCTGGCACGCATCCTTTTCCCGGGCGGAGAGATTGCAAAGCTCGCCGATGTGGTGACGGAGCTGTCCGGCTACAGTGAGGACGAGGGGCTGGTCGAGCAGGTAAAAAACTCGTAAAGACGGACGCGGACGCGCAGGCCATGTTTTACCTTTTCGTAAATCACCACATGCCGCCGTCCGTCTACTACGACGCGCACGAGTCCGACAAAAGAGTCATGCGCGCTTTTATCGCGCTGGAAGTCGATGAGGAAAGGCAGAGGGCAGAGAGGGAGTCTAAATGAGTGACAAGAAAATAGATGTAACCCTCCGGTATCGCGACCAATTTTCGGCGGGTTTTCAGGCAAGCATCGCACTGCTCTCTAAGGGCACGAAAGAGGCACAGAAAGCGTGGAAGAGCGTCCAGCAGACCGGCGACAGTATCGCAAAAGTCGGCGGCAGCATCACGAAGACCATATCTGTGCCGATAGCGGCCATGGGAGCGGCCGGCGTGAAGAATTTCTCTTCGGTCGATAAGCAGCTGCGACTCGTGCAGGCCACCATGGGGAGCACGGCCGAGGAGGCGGCACAGCTCGAGAAAAGTATCAAGACCTCGGCTTCTAACTCAGTTTTCAGCATGCAGGACTCGGCAGACGCGACGCTTAACTTCGCGCGGCAGGGCTTCAAGGCAGCCGAGGCAGCGGACATGCTGACTCCGGCTCTTGACCTTGCGGCCGGTACCGCTACCGACCTGAGCACTGTGACGAGTGGCCTCGGAAACACGATGAAGGCCTTCGGGGCAAGCTCGAGCGAGGCGGCGCACTATACGGACATGATGGCCAAGGCACAGGCACAGGCGAACACGGATGTGATCGGGCTTTTTGACGCCATGTCGGTCGCAGGCTCCACGGCTCACACCGTGGGGTGGGGGTTCTCCGACCTTGCGACCCTGACGGGCGTTTTTGGCGACAAGAGTATCTCGGCCTCCGAGGGCGCGACAGCCCTCAACACCGGCCTCATGCGCATGGCGTCCGGAAGCTCCCGCGAGGCCATGAAGGAGCTCGGCATTGAGGTCTTCAATACAAACGGCACGATGAAGAGCATGCCGGAGACCATCGGGGCACTGCAAAAGGGCTTCGCAGGCCTCTCCGCGCAGGAGCAGCTGGCCGCTGCATCCTCGATTTTTGGCAAAAATCAGGCGGCAAAGTGGCTGACGCTCATCAACGGGCCTGGCGTGGAGTCCTTGGAAAGCATGAAATCGAGCATCGAGGGCGCGACCGGCGCATCGCACGACATGGCCGAGGCGCTGCTGTCCGGCCCGGGCGGCTCCATTGAGAAGCTCAAATCCTCGATAGATGTGCTGACCTACTCGGTCGGCGACCTGCTGAGCAAGTATGTGCAGCCGGTCATCGACAAAGCCAACGAGCTGGTCACGGCTTTCAACGAAATGGATCCTGCGCAGCAGGAGCAAATCGTAAAATGGGGGCTCATCGCGGCGGCGGTCGGCCCCACGATTATGGTTTTCGGCAAGCTGGTCTCGACGGTGGGCACGGTCGGACTGGCGGTCTCGAAAGCGGTCGGCACAGCAAACCGACTCTATAAGGGATTCAAGGCCTTGTCCGCTGGCGCGAAGGTCGCACAGGTCGGCCTTGCTGGGCTTATGTCCCCGGCTGGCGTGGTAATCGCGGTAATCGCAGCGGTCGCCCTTGTGGTCGCGGCCGTGGTCACGCACTTCGACACTTTCAAAAAGACGCTTGCCTTTATGTCGCCGGTCTTCCAGCACATGCAGGAGAGCCTTGCGCGACTGCGTGAGCGCTTTGAGCCGATACTCAAGGTCGTGACAGAGGTCGGGAAGGTGGTCTGGGATGTCTTCGGCAACGCTGTCGCAATGGCGCTCGGAGTGGCAGCGGCAGCAGCGGCGGCTATCATCGACGACATCGCCGGAGTCATCGGCGGCATCATCCGTGCGGCACAAGGGGTGATCGACTTCTTGACGGGAGTCTTCACGGGCGACTGGGACAAGGCGTGGCACGGACTAAAAGAAATTTTTGCCGGCGCTTGGGAGGCTATCACGGCTCCGGTAAATGCCTTTATCGGCCTGCTCGACAAGGTTATCGCGGGCATAGACCGGGTCATCGGCAAGGCTTCCTCGGTCAACTCTGTGTCGCTTTCCCTGCCGGATAACGCGCGGGATGGCCTCAACGCGGTGTCGCGCGGAGTGCCGATTGCACGGAGAGGCTACGGCGGCGTCCCGATGAGAGCGCGCGGCGACGCGAACTTTTTCGGCGGTCTTGTGCAGGTGCACGAGCGCGGAGGTGAAATTATCGACCTTCCGCACGGCACGCGCATCTATCCGCACGACCAGTCCGTGGCTATGGCGAGGAGCGAGGGCGGCGAGGTGACTATCCCGAAAATCGCAGATCAGATTATCGTCCGCGAGGATGCAGACATCGACCGTATCGGCGAGGCAATCGCTCGGGCGCTTGCTCGGGCGGGAAAGAATAGGGGGGCAGTGTAATGGATATCTACCTGCGCGGGAGCATGCGCTTCCGCTTCCCCGTCCTGCCGAGCGAGTACACGGTGCGCATGGAGCGGCAGACCGAGACAGTGAGCGTGGGAAAGCTCGGCGACATCGACCTGGCAAAAGGGAGGGGGCTTAAAAGCATCACCTTTTCGAGCTTTTTCCCGCGCCACTACGACCGTGGCTACTGCCGCTACTCTGGGCTGCAGTCTCCGAAAGCGTGTGTGGCCAAGATGGAGAAAGTGCTGCGCGGGTCGCCTGTGCGGCTGGTCATCACCGGCGCGGCCGTAAATCTCTCGGTGAGGCTGACAAGCTTCGAGTGGAAAGAGGATGACGGCAGCGGCGATGTGACTTTCACAGCCACTTTCCAAGAGCACCGCTCCGCTCCCGTGTCGCAGTCCTCTGTGATAGCTGACGGCGGGAAGGGCGGCGCGACTGGCGGAAGCGGCGCCGCAGTACGCTGCCCCGACTCCGGTTCC